AGCATCCAGCTGCTGACGAACGCCCTCGGCCAGTCCGAGTTCCCGGGCATCACCGCCACCGGCGGCACGCTGCTCGGCGACCCGGTCGTGACCGGCGACAACGTCGGCGCGCAGCACTTCATCCTCCTGAAGCCGAGCGACATCTATCGCATCGGCGCGATGGGGGTCGAGGTGGCGCTTTCGCGCGATGCGACGATCGAGATGGACACGGCGCCCACCGGTGAAGGTGATACGCCGAGCCCGCAGACCGCGAACATGGTCTCCATGTTCCAGGCGGGCATGGTGGCGCTGCGAGTGTTGGTCCCGATCAACTTCGCCAAGCGTCGTTCCACCGCAGTCGCGTACGTCGACAACGCGCACTACGGCACGGCCGGCAGCCCGTAATCCACGGGCATCGAGGCGGGCCGGGGTCACTCCCGGCCCGTTCTCCTCTCATTGACACCTATGCCATTATGACATAGCCTGCAATCCGAAGCCGTGGCGTTCGGCCGTGGCATGGAGGCAGACAAATGGCAAAGACAGCGAAGACCGAGACCGAAATCAGCGTGATGGAGGTCAACCGCGGCATTCTCGACTTCTACATCGTCGGGACATCGCCTGTGATCCTCTACCGCATGAGCCAGAAGGCGATGCAGGAACTGCTCATGCCGAAAGGCAAAAAGAGCGCCGTCGAGAAAGCGTCGACCTTGAAACACAGTCCGATGGACGAGTTCCGATCCTCGCCGTATGTGTCGAGCGACGACACCTCGGCGACCTACCTGCAGATTCTGGCGACGGCGTTCAAGGGATCGATGAAGTACGCGGCGCTGCGTACGCCTGGCTTGAAGAAGGCGGAGATTGCCAGCCTGGTGTGGGTGGTTGGCGAGCGCGTCGAAGTTTACGGGGTCCCGCAGTTATTCATGTCGATCGTTCGGTCGGCCGACATGAATCGGACGCCGGACGTGCGAACGCGTTGCATTGTTCCGAAGTGGGCATGCAAATTGTCGGTCAGCTTCATCAAGCCGCAACTACGCGAGAGCGGCATTGCAAACCTGCTTGCCTCGGCCGGGCTGGTGAGCGGCGTCGGCGATTGGCGGCCGGAGAAGGGATCAGGCACCTACGGTCAATTCCGGCTCGCGTCGGCCGATGATGCCGAGTTTGCGTCGATCGTGAAGACTGGCGGCCGGAAGGCGCAGGTCGCGGCGATGGCAGAGCCTGAGTGCTACGACGACGAGACGTCCGAGCTTCTGTCGTGGTTCGACGTGGAGTCGAAGCGCCGCGGCTTTAAGGTGGCGTCATGAACAACGAAGCGGTGGCTGAGCGGCTGGCGATGTTGACGCAGCAGGCCGGTGGCATCCTGACGCCGGAAGCGGTCGTTAAGGACGCCATGACCGAGGATAGCCCGCTGCACGGGCTGTTCGAGTGGGACCAGTCGAAGGCGGCATGGTCGCATTGGCTGGATCGTGCGCGGCAGATCATCCGTTCGGTGCGGATTAATTTCCGCGATGACACCACGTCGGTATCTGTGGTGGCTTACGCTCGCGACCCGAACATGGGTGATGAGCAAGGCTATCGGCAGACGCTGTCAATCAGGTCCGATCAGGAACTGGCCCGCGAGGTGCTGGTGCAGGAGTTCGGCCGCGCTGCGGCGTACCTGCGGCGGGCGCGTGAACTGGCAGTCGCATTTTCGCTCGAGGCCGAAGTCGAGGACATCCAGTCGCGGCTTTCTTTGCTGCGCGAGCGGATCGCGAGTGAGGCGCGGACGGATTAGGCAGGCGTGGACTGGCGTGGACGGGCGCGGCTGGGCGTGGCGAGGCTGGTCTGACTGGGCCGGGCGAGGCTCGGCACGGCGGGGCGGGGCGTGGATGGGCTGACGAGGTGGGGTCGGGTGTGGCGGGGCTTGACGCGGCGTGGCACGGCGCGGCCCGGCGCGGCGCGGCGTGGCCGGCGGGGTGAGGCGGGGTGAGGCACGACCCGGAACGGCGCGGCCAGGCTTGGCGCGGCTGGTTTGGTTAGAATGTCAAAATGACAGGCGCTGACCTGAAAAAGCTTCGCAAGCATCTCGGCCTGTCGCTGGCGCAAGCGGCAGCGCAGGTCGAGGTATCTGTGCGAACGTGGGCCCGGTGGGAAGCGTCCGACGAGGGCGCGCCGCCGGGCGCTGTGAAGTTGTTTCGCATCGTGAACGGGCTGGAAAAGCCCAAGCGCTGACGGATCACAATAGACGGACGAAAAAAAAAGGGCTGCCCGAAGGGGTGGCCCTTTTCATTTGGACCAATAGGAAACCGACATGCCACTGCGCACGACCCGGGCATTTTCAATTGGCGGCCGCCGCTACAAGGCGGGCGAGCCGATCGAGCTCGCCGGCAAGCACCTGCGGCTGTTCCAGGCGATCGGCTATGTCGAGTACGGCCCCGAGGAGTACCAGGCACCGCCGGCGCCACCCGAGACCGAGATCGTCGAGGAAGTCGCGCCCAGGTCCCGTCGCACGTACCGGCGCCGGGACATGAAGGTCGAGGAATAGCCTGTGAAGTTGACCCAACGGCTGGCCAAGGTATTCGCGAAAGCCGCGGACTACCTGTCGCCGCCGTACGACCGCGGCTCCTGGTTCACGGTCTATGACAGCCGCGCGGGCTCGTTCCAGCAGGCCTCGCCGATCACGACCGAGTCGGTGCTCGCGTTCCACGCGGTCTATGCCTGCATCACGCTGATCTCGAACGACATCGGCAAGCTGCGCATCAAGCTCGTCGAGCGTTCCACGGGGAACATCTGGCAGGAGACCGAGAGCGCGTCGTTCTCGCCCGTGCTCCGCAAGCCGAATCACTACCAGAACCACATCCAGTTCAAGGAGTGGTGGATCCTCTCGAAGCTGACCTGGGGCAACGCCTACGCGCTCAAGGTGCGCGACGGCCGCGGCCTGGTCACGTCTCTGTACCTGCTCGACCCGAATCGCTGCTGGCCGCTCGTGGCGCCGACGGGCGAGGTGTTCTACCGCATCGACAGCGACAACCTGTCGGGCGTCGAGGAGCAGGTGGTCGTCCCGGCGAGCGAGATCATCCACGACCGGATGAACTGCCTCTTTCACCCGCTGGTCGGCCTGTCGCCGATCTTCGCCTGCGGGCTCGCGGCCCAGCAGGGCCTCGCGATCCAGAACAACTCCTCGAAGTTCTTCGAGAACATGAGCCGGCCGAGCGGCATCCTCACCGCGCCTGGCGCGATCTCGAAGGAAACCGCCGAGCGCCTCAAGACGCAGTGGGAGGCGAACTACGGCGGCGACAACATCGGCAAGGTTGCCGTCCTGGGCGACGCGCTCAAGTACGAGGCGCTGTCGGTCAACCCGGTCGACGCGCAGATCGTCGAGCAGCTCAAGATGACCGCCGAGGTCGTCTGCTCGACCTTCCATGTGCCGCCGTTCAAGGTCGGCGTCGGCTCGATGCCGACCTACCAGAACGCCGAAATCCTGAACCAGATCTACTACAGCGACTGCCTGCAGAGCCTGATCGAGCAGATGGAGCTGTGCCTCGACGAGGGGCTCGGCCTCGCCTCGCCGAAGGATGGCCGGCTGATGGGCGTCGAACTCGACCTCGACCAGCTGCTCCGCATGGACAGCGCGACGATGGTCAAGACGCTGGGCGAGGGCGTGAACCGGGCGATCTACTCGCCGAACGAGGCCCGCCAGCGGCTCGACCTGCCGCCGGTCTCGGGTGGCGAAAGCCCGCTGATGCAGCAGCAGAATTACTCCCTGGCTGCGCTCGCGAAGCGCGACGCCGGCGATGATCCGTTCGGTAAGGCTCCGGCGCCGGCCCCGGCCGCGGAGAATCCCGAGCCCGCCGAGGAAGAAGACGACGAGGACGAGACCGAGGAGCGGGCCGCCATCTGGCGCGAGGCCGCATACGAAATACTGGTGAAGGAACTCGGCGAGGCGGCATGAAAGACGCTACTACGTGGGCGAGGTCGGTCGCGGAGCTCGTGAGGAGTTACCTCGCTAAGTCACTCGGCGAGATCGACGCTCGGCTGAAGACCATCGAAGCCATGCCTGCGGCGGAGAAGGGCGAGCCCGGCCGCGACGGCAAGGATGGCCACGACGGCGTCGACGGCCGCTCCGTGACAGCCGAGGAAGTGGCCGCGGCCATCGAGCCGCGTATCGATGCCGCGATCGCTCGCGCCGTGCTCGACGTGGAGCGCCGCGCGCAGGGCGTGCTTGAGCGCGCCGTCGAGCGGATGCCGAGGCCGGCAGACGGTAAGGATGGCGCCGACGGATTCAATCTCGACGACCTGCAAATCGAGGACGACGGCGAGGGCATGCTCACGTTGCGCTTCGTGCGCGGCGAGTTGGTACGCGAGCGCACCATTCGACTGCCGTCGGTGTCGGATCGCGGCGTGTTCCGCGAGGGCGACGACTACCGCAAGGGCGCCGGCGTCAGCTTCGGTGGCTCCTGGTGGATCGCCCAGAAGGACGCGCCCCAGGGCAAGCCCGGAAGCTCGGAAGATTGGCGCCTGGCCGTCAAGCGCGGCCGCGACGGACGGGATAGCGAGAAATGACCCCGTCACTCGTCACCCTCGAGCAGGCCA